GTTCGGATGTTGGTGGGACATCGACGTTCTTACCGAAGAGGTTTGGCGCATGGCTCGCTACTACCAAGCCAAGATCATCCCGGAGATGAACATGGACAAGGGAATGGTGGAACTTCTCAAACTCAAGGGAGACGTGGACATCTACCAACGCGAGCTCTTCAACAACCGTGAGAACGTGATCACGAAGGCTTATGGCTGGATGACAGACGTTCGGACCAGGGGAATGATTATTGAAAACCTTGCCCGAGGTGTGCGCGAGACAGGCCGGGGAGAATTTGGCGAAGGCCTGCACATCCGGTGCCCTTGGGCGATCGAGCAGATGCGCCATTTCGTGACCAAAGCCAACGGGAAAGCCGAAGCTTCGCAAGGCAAGCACGACGACGACGTATTGGCGATTGCCATTGGATTCCAGCTTATCGACCAGGCAACTCCCTGGTTCGAAAATGCGCGGGAGGAATGGACACCGCCGGATCTTCGTAGCCAAAGCCAATACTACAACCGACCAGTGCCCAAAAAATCTACGTTTTCCGCTTGATAGATTGACAAATGGTTAAGTTTTGTTGACATTCCCTGCTATGGACGAGCAGCAGTATCAAGCCGATGTTAAGCCTGGTTTTAAAAAACCAATGGATAAACCTACTGCTGGGGCCGGAATGGGCAATTCAGCACAAACGCAACCTATGTCACAAAGGCAACAACCAGTGCAAGCGGTTGAACAAGCCGCCGGATTCGGCGAAGCCTTATCAAGCCTTCTTTCGACAGGTGGCGGGTTACAAGCAAATGTCCGGGATAACAAAGCAGGAACATACAAAAGTGGAGCCATCAAAGGCATGACCGAAGACGAGGCCATTGAATACGGCAAACAACTATGGGAAAAAGCACCCAAAGAAATCCGCGACAAATATGCCAGTCGTGTTCAAAACCGCCCGGCCGACTCTGAACGCATGGCCGCATTTAATCAAATGGATCAAGCTGCGCAGGCCGCAAACAACGTAAACAATTTGCCTGGTGCTGATGAAGATTTTGTTGTCAATCCAGAATCAGGAACGCGAATCACTAACCGCACTAAAGAAAACACTTCAATGAATTCCACTGGAACACAATCCACCCAATGGAAGAAGCCGATGGACAAACCAACCAAAGGAGCCGGATACGGCTATTGACCCAATTTTAAAACAACCACAACCATTACCCACGATCATGCCAGCCAACTATTTACAAATGGGTCAAACGTCCACAGGAAGTTATGACGTGAAAAAAAAACCCGCAGCGCCCGCAGCTCCAGTTCCAGTGGCTAATTCTTCAATGGCTGCGAACATTAAGCCTGTTGCCCCAGCTCCGGCGGATTCAACTATTCCGCGAGCAATCCCTGTATCGTCGGTGGAACCTAACCGATCTCAACTTATTTCTGACGGAAAGGTGGCAACACCTGAAAGCAGATTGCAAGCGCAGGCATACAGTGAGCCGCGTAGCACAAAAGAAGCGCCCCCAGCACCCCCAACTTCTGCCGCGCCTAAATCAGCGCCTCAAGTTGATTATACAAAGGAGTTTAGAAAAGGCACCGCTTCCAATTTTGATCCTAAATCTCCACTAGACAAGGCTAAGATGGACGCATTGAAAGCAGGAGATAAAAATTGGGCCAACAATGATTCAGCTCGTGAACGGATAAAAGGAGTCAAGTCACCAGGCGCAGCACCAGCACCATCCGCAGGAGCAGGAGCAATGGCAGCCAATGTAAAACCCAACAGCGCGGAAATTGAGCAAAACAAGACCGCAATGAGCAACGCTCCAACCGGGGGGAACGTAAGCAAAGTATTGCCAGATGTTACCATAAAAGGAAAAGACAAGAACGGCAATAATATCGAAGTCAAAAGACGACAATATGAAACCATAGAGGATAGCGCCGGAAATAAACAGAGGATCAACCCTGCTACTGGATTGCCTTTTGGCTATCAACCCGGCGACAAGCTTCCATCCGGAGCAACTGGATCCATGCAAACGCGAGCGAAAGAATCAGAGTTAAGACAAGAACAATCGAGGCCTGCCGCAGAAGCCTATGCAAAGAATCAGGCAAAAGCTAAAGCTGATGCGGCCGCAGCTAAAGCCGCACCACGTCCTGGAAGCCTAGAAGCGCGTGACGCCGGAGTAGCGCAAGCCAAGGCTAACGCTCAAAAAGAATACGAGCAGCGCCAAGCACAAGGACGCGCTAACAAAGCGGCATGGGACGCCGGAGACAAAGCATTGAAAGATGCAGGGATGAAACAAGTTGCTGCACCAGCTTCCTATGACTGGATGCGTAACATTGGCAAAGGAGCCGAAGCGCCACAGGAATCACGATCTGAGAAAAAAGCGCTGACTAGATTTTACGAAGACAATCCAGGGATTCAAAGCGATAACGCAAAAAGATGGAGGACTGGAGAGGATGTGAATTCCGCAAATCGTTACGACAAAATGATGGAAAAACGCGCGCCGAAGAAATTCAAACGCTAAAAAACACCCAAGAAAACACACTAAATGGAAGACTTTCTCGATGAAGAACAAGAAGAGAATCCGTCGATGTTTACCCAAAAGCCAAGTAGCGCTATGCGACGTGGTATGGGTGAAACAGCGGTGACTGACAACGTAAGCCCGCAAAGCGGATTCGCAGCAAAGACCGCACCTCCAGTGTGGAGAATGTTCGTCGATAACGTGGCCTTCCAGAAGAGCAACGCTCAAGCGATCGCTTCCGAGCGACAAGCTCTCAGTCGATCTGATGCGGCCGTGAGAGAGTCCCAGCGCCTCGCAGAAAAAAACGACCCGGTGAAGCTGGGATTTGAGCGCGAGCTTGATTCTACTCAAAACGAAATTTCCAGGATCTCACTTACTCGCCAAGATCCAAACTTCAAGCGCCTTGATAAAAAGGAGCGCGAAATGTTTGAGGCTGAGTATGGAATGAAGGAGACTTCAGCCCAGCGCAAGAAAGAGCTCGATGCCGTCCTTGGACGCGAAAAACAGCTCGATGAAGAGGATCAGCACCTTTACGGCCTGAAGGTCAAAGCCAATGAGCTCAAGATTGGAGGCCCTGGCTACTGGCAGCAGACCTACGCGCAACAGCAAAAGGACATTGCCGACCAAGGCAACGAAGCGGCCAGCAACGCGCAAGGCCGGGCGAAAGCACTCGAAACGGCCGACAACTCAGCGGCCCAGGAGGAAACCGCACTCATGCAGAAAATGCAGCAGGGTGTTCGAGGCACGGAGTTGACGGAAACCCAGGCCAAGCTCAAAGAGCTCAAGCAAACCCGCGAGGCCTTCGCAGAGCAGAAAGCAGCACCGGACCAGGAAGTTGAAGCGGTTCGTGGACAGGCCCAGCAAAGCCTGGAGGGAGAGCGACGCCAACGTGAAGCGCAGATCCGCGAGAGTATCAACATCAAAAACCTGGATCGACTGACGGGAGTAGAAAGGGGAGGACTTGAGGCCACCAAAGATACCGTAACAGTATTAGGCAAAGCCGTCTCCGATCTGAACACTTTGGATGTTCCTAGTGAGGGAGAGCGCATGAAGAAAAAGGCTTCCGTTCAATATCTTGAGGAACAGTTGAACGGAATGACAGCAAGGCTTGGTGGGCGTGAAAACGTCAGGGCTGACTTGCAGGCTAGAATCGCCAACTATGATAAAGCGCTCAAAGAAAATCCTAATTCAACATGGAGCGAAACCAGGCTGGATAACGTGATGCTTCTCAAAATGCTTGAGCGCCAGGACGAGAAGTTTGCCGAAGCTGGCATTACGGATCCGAAAGACCGGGAGCGTATCGTCAAAGATGCAGCGCTAGAAAATTACTGGACGGCACAAGATACCGACAACGTGCGGGGACTTTCCACCGGAGAGGTTGTTTTTAACCCAGCTCGAATCTTTGGCCAGCGGGACCGGATCGAGGCAGACATCAAAGCGAAAGCTGGAAGCGAAGCCGATGCGGCCGAAGCCATTGCTCGAATGGAAGCAGTGAGAGTGAATGTAGTAGCGAAGATCGCCGAGGATTTAAGGAAATCGGACGGAAGTTTCAAGACGCATGAGTCGGCAATGAAAAAAGCCGGAGTTACCGATGAAGTGAAGATCGTTGATTCCTACGCGGCCACGATGAGGGATCGCAATGAGATCATCAAATTCGGTGATGCCGTGATAACGGGCGTCAAAGAGGGTGGAGCGGGCATATACAAAACCGCAGTAGGCGGGACAGCCGGAGCCGTCAGATTGGTAGGTGCCGATGAACTGGCAGGAAGTATGGGCGCTCACGCGCAAGAAGTAGGGAAATACATTGCCGCTTCAGATTCCGCTTTCGATACCAGAGGCAATACCGGGTATCTCTCTGTAAGCAAAGACCTTTCGGGAACTGTCACTCAAATGGCTCCGATGTTTGTCGGTGGAGCGTATGCAAAAGGGCTGAAAGGGATCACCCAGGCCATCGTAGCAGGGACTTCAGTTTATGGATGGGCAGGAGCACAAGGCTACGAATCAAAACTTTCCGACGCAATCGAAATAGAGAAAGAGAAGTTCGGAGGCCGTGACCTAACCGAGAAAGAAATAGCATCTACTCTTGGCCGGGCCGACGTGCAGCTTTCAGCGTTTGCAAACGCAGCGCAAACCATGATTCTGGCGAAAGTATTAGGCGGAGGTGTTGAGCGAGCAGCGCTTGGCAAAGCAGCGCAATCGATGAGCCTTCGTGACTTCCTCACAAAAGGAGGCCGCAGAGCTCTCCAGGACAGCACATTACGAGCGGAGCTCAAGAAGATGGGTAAAACCATTTTCGCCGATGCAAAAGATGAGTTTGTCGAAGAAGGACTTAACCAATTCTTAGACAAAGCCATTTCAGCCGTCGGCCTGGGACAAGATTTCAAACTTGGAGATGTGCTCGAAGAATCGATCCATGCAGGTTTAATGGGCGCGGTTGTCGGTGGAGGCCTTCCCCAACTCAGAAGAGGCGAACAAGCCAGCGCTGAACATGACGAAAGAAAAGGGGTCAACACTCGCCTGATCGCTCAAGATCCAGGAAGCCCGAAAGCTCAACAGGACGAGATCGACAAGGCCAAGGCCATTGCCGAAAAGCCAAGCGATCTGGATGATGTGGCGAAACACGTCGCAATCACTCGTGAGATCAACGCAAAGGAAGAAGCAGGAAAGCAATCTTTCATCGAAGCTCAGGAGAAATATACCCAGGCCCAGGCGACAGGAGATCCGGTTGCGATCGCGCAGGCCGAGCAAGTTTTAGGCAAAGCCACCGCAGAAGCGGCCGCCCCGACGCAAACCAAGGGGATGCTTAAAATCACCAACGGCAAAGGTTTGGAAACTCTTACCGATGCCGAAGTCAAATCGCTTGGCATCACTCGTGAAGGCAAACCAGTTTCCGCAAAAGAACTGGCCGCCGCCGGGCTCACTGCACCACTGGTGTCAAATAATACAGCAGACGGATCTTTAGTCATTACCGACGCAGGCAGCGCTATAATGGGTAGCGTATCACCAGCAGCAAAGACTCAGGTGACAATGGACGAAACTCAGTATCGTGCCGCCGCTATTGCTAAAGCACAGGCCGCAGCAGCAGGAACAGCTCCAGGAGCCGCAGCAGGAACTACCGGATCGACCGGATCAACCGGAACCGCACCGGGATCAAGAACCGCGCCCGAAGAAGCACCATTTTCCCCAAAAGGCATAATAAAAAGAACCAACGCCGAGCTTGATCAAAAAGAAACGGAGTTGAAAGCAATCCTTCGCCAAAATGTCACTGATCCTGACGGCCAAGAAGTAGCCAAGCTTGCGCAGTTGAGCATTGACGCTATCCGCGCAGAGAAAGACCGTCGTGCAGCAGATCCTAACTTTGTCGATCCAGCGGCCGCAACACCAGGAATCGCACCAACTGACCGTGTTTTCCGGATCACCGGAACGAATGGCACCGTGATCGAAGTCACCGCCCGCAACGAAGCCGACGCGCAGAATCAAGCCGTGTCCGATCCTTCCTGGCAAGGTGGAGAGAAAGTTGACAGTGTGCTCGATGTAACACCGGAAACCGCCGAAATCAATTTAGGTGCAGAAGTGCAGCCTGGTGCAAATGCACCGACCAACACTGGTGCACCAACCTCAACCGATCGCCCTGAAGTTAGAATCAAGAAAGCACTCGCCAAAGCGAAGAAGATGCTTGGAGACGGCCTCAAGATTACCAACGACCCGAATAAGAAGACGGCCGCTCACGAAGATGGCACGATTGTAATCAACATCGACCAACTCAAGGCCGCCGCCGCAAAGCGGAACATGAGCGAAGAGGAAACAAGCGTTTGGATTTCCAAGTCGATCGACGAGGAAGTTCGCCACGCCGCTCAACACCGCGCAGCCCAGGCAATCTGGAAAAGCAAGGGCAGCCCCGGCGACTATGTTACATGGCGCAATGAGCATTACGGCAAAATCTGGCAAAATGAGTTTGTCGCATCAGGCAAGGATCAGATGGTTATCGATATTTACGGTGCCAAACTTGCCAGGTATGAGCCTTGGGAAAAGGCTTTCGAAGGCCTCCGCATCATCCAGCAAAAGACGGCCACCGGATCCCCGACCGAGATCGCCAAGTTTTGGGCAAATCTTCGCCAGGAAACGGTTGATCACCTTCGCGCAGCCCTGAAAGCGCTCAAAGAGCTTGTGGCCAGCGGCCTATCCCCGGAGCTCCAGGTGGAGATCGACGCGATCACCGCGCAACTCAAGGAATACGACAAGGCCAACAAGCCCGCGAAAGCAGCGCCAGCGCCGAAATCAGCGCCCCAGGCCGATGCTTCACGATGGACATTCAAAGAAATAGCAGATGATCTTTACAATCTTGGCGCTGGAGAAATCTCTAGTCTTTCCGACTTTTCGCCAAAAGGACCAAGGGGAACCACAACTAACGAAATGCCATCACGGCAAGACTTAGAAGGTTTATTCGGCAAGCCATTTACTGAAGAGGAATGGATCGATTTGCAGAACGATTATGTAGGTGGGCGTAATTTTGCAGAATCGCAAGCAGCCGAGGAAAGCGCCCCAACGGAGCCACAAGAGCCAAAGCAGCCAACGCAAGTCACTTTCGTTCGTAATGGTGAAACCATCACCGGTACATTCCGTATCCAATCGGAGAAGAACGGCAAGATCATCGTCGAAGTGAACGGCAAGAACGTCCTGGTTGATCCTTCCGAGATCGTGGAGCAGCCGAAACCCGTTTCTGCTAAACCACAGGAAACTAGCAGCAAATCACCAGAAACCCCAGAATGGGAGAATTTCCCCGAAGAGTTTCAATCGCTTGGAATCCCGCGCGCCGAGATGCCACAGATCAAAGCCGAGGACCGCTCCGCAATGGTGCAGTTCCTCAAAGCCCGTGGAATTAACTACGAGGCCGACGTGATGATGCGCCCCTCGCAGCTTTCCCCAACCCAGGCGGAATACTCACGCGAGAAGGTTGAAAAAGCCAAATCCTACGAAGGAGGCAATCGCGCAATCCTTGTTTCCGCCAATGGCCGGGTTATTGACGGCCATCACCAGTGGCTTGCAGCTCTCGAAACCGATCCAGACACGCCGATCAAAGTAATCATCCTCGAAGCTCCGGTTATGGAGATCCTGGAAACCGTCAAGCAGATGCCTTCCGTGGAAACGGCCGAGGGAGCCTCAGCCCCGGCTCCAGCGCCCGCTCCGGCCCCCATCGCCGATTTTTCCCAGGCCGAATATGCAAAACGCAAACGCGCACTCAACAAAGCGATTAAAGCAAAGGATTGGCCGACCGTAGTAGCGAAGGCCACCGCCGACTTGGAGTATTTTGAAAAAACAGTATTCCCGGATGATTGGTCGATGTGGGAGCGCGCCAAGGAAGACGCTGAACAGCAAATCTCGCCTCGCAATTATGTTGAGCCGATTTTAAAACCATACGTTCCGGCCTCGGAAGCAGCGCCCCAAGCTAAACCAGCGCCCGCACCCGCAGCGAAGCCAGCTCTTTCCGAGGGAGAAAGCGCTCTCAAAAATATGTTCACCGATCTGGTCGATGGACTGGAAACAGCAGAACTTACCGACGAGTTTTACCAGCAGCCGATCCCGGTAGCGAAAATGGGGCAACTCATTGGTGCCGCTCAAATCTTGATCTCCGAGGGAGTCACGACGCCAGAAGGCCTGGCCGCTTCTCTCGACAGGATCTCACCGAAGCTCCGCGTTTATTCCAAAGCGGTGTGGGGTGGGTTCGTGATGGCCAATCCGTCCCTGCAAAGCGATGTGAAGTGGCTCGACGTGTATGCGGAGATCGACGCCGCGAAACTTGACAATCAGCAACAACTAGAAGACAGTAACAGTGATGAGACGAATCAATCCAATCTTGGTAGTGAAGATCAGGAAACTGGTGAACAACTGGAACCAGGATCTAAAGGATCCGTGGATTCCAAGCCCGGCAGCGATCTCGATAGCCCAGGCGATCAAAAACGGAGCCCCAACAATGGCAAGGCTTCTGGAGGAGGCAAAAATACTGGAAGCGTGGGCGGAAGATCTCCACGACCAGGTAATCGATCTGACTCATCAGCAAGTGGACCAGGGGAGGGAAGCGGGAGCGGCCCTGAATCAAGCAATGCTGGAACTGGTGCCAGCAACACCGGAAACGGAACTGGAGTGGCTGGAAATCAACAGCCTGCCTACTCAGGAAGACCTGGCTACCGTTTAACCGATCCGGAGAAGATTATTGGAGCAAAGGGTCCGAAAGACCGTTTCGCGCGAAATCAGAAAGCTCTTGAAACTTTCGACCGGGTATTTTCCGAAGGTCGTGAACCGACACCGGAAGAGCTTGACGCGATGGCCGCTTACATAGGCTGGGGAAGTTTCGGCCAGGAGCTCTTCCAAGGCTCATGGGATCGCCCCAATCCAAAGGACGAGTGGACAAAGGAAAGCGAATGGCTCCGCGAGCACCTTGGCCAAGCAGGATGGGAAAGCATCCGAGATTCGATCATCAACGCTCATTACACGGATCCTCCGCACGTCAAAGCGTTGTGGGACATTGTTCAGCACCTTGGATTCAAGGGCGGCCGGACGCTGGAGCCATCGATGGGCATTGGCAATTTCTTTGGCCTTATGCCGGACGTGCTCCGCTCGAAGAGCTCTCTCACCGGGATCGAGCTTGATAGCGTGGTAGGAGGAATGGCGAAAATGCTTTATCCAGATGCGAACATTCGGATCATGGGCTACGAGAAGAGCGCCACCGCAGACAATTTCTACGATCTGATTATCGGCAACTGGCCTTTCCACAAGGAAGGACCAAGCGACACCCGATACAATCACCTAAAACTCTCACTCCACGATTATTTCTTCGTGAAAGCTCTCGATCAGGTTCGCCCAGGCGGCCTGGTTGTCGGAATTACTTCGTCGGGAACGATGGACAAAAAAGGCCAGGTAGCCCGCCGCCAGATGGCGAAGCGAGCAAAACTCGTTGGCGCGTTCCGATTCCCGTCTGGAGCATTTAAAGGCTACGCGGGCACCTCCGTCGTTACCGACGTAATCATCCTCCAGAAGCGCACCGAGCAGCTTTCCGAGGCAGGCAATGAGGAATGGATCGAAAGCGAACGAATCGGCGAAAAAGACAAACAATTCAATGCCAACGTCTATTGGAGAGACAATCCAACCCATATACTCGGCGAAATGAAATACGGACACGGCACTACCTTTGGTAGAGCTGGAATGACCGTAGAAAGGCCGGACAACTACGAAACCCTGCTTGGATCCATCACCGACAAACTCCCAGCCGGGATCTACACGGAAGGCCAGCAGCGCCCCGATCGCAAGGAGTTCTTTAACCGTGAGAACGGAGAACCGCAAAACAGTGTGGTCTATGAAGACGGCAGCACCGCCAACCCGAAAGGTTTCTACATCGTCCGGGGAGAGCAGTTGCAACCCCTTTCCGAAGTATTCAAGTGGGAAGTGAAGAGCGAGGCCGAGACGAAAAAGCGCAGCGATCAGCTTTCGGCACTTCTGGATCTCCGGAAACAGGTCAAAGAATTGCTCACTTCGCAACGGGAAGACTATCCAGATACCAATTCGCGCAGATCGGAAGCTCTCGCCACCTTCAATGCTTTCGTCAAAAAACACGGGAGCATTAAGGATTCCACGATGATTAAGGCATTTGAAAAGGCCAACGATCCGATGGCGCTCACCCTCCTTAACCTGGAGCGGAAAGAAAACGGAAAAACCGTTCCCCGCGACATTCTCCTGAAAGACATCATGCGCCGTGCGGTTGTCGATGTTCGAGGAAATATCCAAGATGCGTACGCGATCCAGCGGAACGAAAGCATAAGCCTCGACATAGCCAGGATCGCGGAGATCTCCGAAAGCACCGAGCAGGAAGTCGTCGATCGCCTTCTTGATCTGAATCAAATCTACAAAACTCCGGCAGGCACCTGGGAGACAGGTGAAGAGTATCTTGGCGGCAACGTCAGGAGAAAACTACGCGAAGCCATTGACGCCAAAGAGCAGGGATTCGACATGGATCGGAATATCGCAGCCCTGGAGAATATCCAGCCTGCCGATGTCGCCTATTTCGAGATTGAAGTTCAAATGGGAGCTTCATGGATCTCGAAAGAGGATTATCTCGGATATGTCTCTCACTTGCTTGGAGCTGATCCAGAAATGGCCGAGAAAAACTTTACTTTAACCAAGGCCTCTTCAGGCTGGAATTTCAAAGTCAATAATGACGGCTTAGGCCGGGGAACTAACGCCAAGGAGAAATACGGAGTCGCCCAGCTTCCTTTCGCTAAAATTTTCCAAGCTGCGATGAACAACACGCAGGTAAAAGTCTGGAATCCAAAAGACGACGATGGCCGAGTCACCTTGAACGACGAAGCGACCAAGATCGCCAACGGCAAAGTTGACACGATCCGCGAGGAATTAGCCGAGTGGCTATGGGCCGACCCAGCCCGCACCGGTAGGCTTTCCAATGACTACAACGAGGTAATGAACTCAGAAGTCACCCCGAAACGTAACGGGGATCATCTTCGCCTTGAAGGCCTGGCATTGAAAATGGGTAATTCCGAGTTCGATTTCCGCAAGCATCAGAAAGATGCGGTATGGAGATTCATCATGGATGGGAAAGGTGTTGGCGCTCACGAGGTCGGCACGGGTAAAACCTTCACTATGGCCGGGCTCGCCGTCGAAGGCCGGAGGCTTGGGAAATTCCGTAAAACACTCATTTTTGCTCACAACGCAAACTCCCAGGCTGTCTATGAAGAATTTCAAATGGCATACCCCAACGGGAAGTTCCTTTATGTGGACAATCTAAGCCCTGAAAACCGGGATTCAGCATTGAGGCAAATCGCTTTGGATGAATGGGATGCCGTGATCGTGCCACACTCTTTGATTGAGCGATTCACGTTATCTGAAAAAACATTGATGCAGATTGCTGACAAGCAGATCGTGGCACTTGAAAACGAAATTGCCCAGGAGCTTGAAGATATTGGCTACAATCAAGAGCTGGATCTTGACGACATGAAATCCGTCGGCATGGCGTTGAAATATGTTAAGGACTCTTCCACCGCAAAAGAATTGGTGAAACAACGTATCGCCATCAGAAAGCGCATTGCCGATAAGGCAGCGAAAGCGCAGGCCGAAGGTGCAATCCTTTTCGAAGATCTTGGGATCGACAATATCATCGTCGATGAAGCGCACATTTTCAAAAAAATCAACCTTGCTACCAGGAAGGTAATCAAAGGCCTGAACAAAGTGGAAAGCGGTATCGGTTGGCAAATGGGAGCCATTACCGACTACGTTAAAGGCCAAAACGGAGGAAAAGGTGTGTATCTCTTCACCGGGACGCCGCTTACCAACAACCTGAACGAAGCCTACAACATGATGCGCTTTGTGATGGATGAGGAAATGAGCGATAGCGGAATCGACAACTTTGACGACTGGTTCAATTCCTTCGCAGCTGCGGTTTCCGATGTTGAGCTCACCACCGGAGGCACCCATGAGCCTGTCACTCGACTACTATCCTTTGTCAACGTGCCAGAACTGGCTCGGATGGCTGGCAGGTATTTCGATGTAGTTCTCGCCAAGGATATGCCGGAGTTCAAAGACCGGGAATCAACTGAAGGCATGACCGAAAATCCGGTTGGAAGACCTTTCAAGGCCGTTAAAACGGTGATTTCCGACATGAGCCCTGAGCAGCTCGCCCATAAGGAGCAGATCCGCCAGCAATACGTCGAATATCAGGCGATGGACGGAAAAGGCAAAATGTTGGCCATGAAAATGGGCAGGCCGACTCCTATCACAATGGAAGGCCAAGGAACGGCCTCGGCGCTCGATTATCGTCTCGTTGATCCAACAGCCCCAGATTACGCAGGGAGCAAGATCAACATGATGCTTGGTAACGCGATGACTCATTACAATGAGCACCCGGAATCCACTCAAATGATCTTCATGGAGCGAGGATTGAACGATTACACCGATAACGATGAAATTATTCGAGATGAATTCGGGATGCCCACTTACGACGATGAAGGCAAAGCCCGCCGTCGCAAAGTCAGAAGGCCGAAGTTCAACCTTGCGCGTGACATTGTTGAAAAACTGATGGCCCAGGGAGTAGCACCGGAGGAAATCGCCATTCTCGGAAATATGTCGCTCGATCCTATCGCTTTGCGCCCAAATGACCCTCTCCGCAAGGTTTTGAAGATTTCGGCTAAGTTGACCAAGGCGGATATTGCCTCCCTCGCAAATCAGGGGAAAGTGCGCTTTATGATCGGCGGCACCGAAACAATGGGAACCGGAGTCAATGCCCAGCGCAACCTCCGCGCAATGCACCATCTTGACGCCCCCTGGACGCCTGGCGCTCTTGAACAGCGCAACGGACGCGGCTGGAGACAAGGCAACAGATGGAACACCGTGAATGAATACCGCTATTTCGCGGAAGGATCACACGACGGCCGCCGCTGGCAGGTCCTTTTGAACAAGGTGCGATTCATCTACCGATTCACTCAAATGCTTCTCAATACGGAGGGGCAAAACAATCTCCGCGTTCTCGCCGGGGACGGTGCCGACATGAACGAAGGAGGATCGAGCGTCGCTGACTTCGAGCAATCTTTCTCGGCAGCGGCCGGGGATCCTCGCCTTTTGCTCCGGGCCAAGCTCGCGGCAGATGTCAATAAACTTGAACGGAAGCGCGACACCCATTTCCGATCCATCGAAAAAGCACGGGAATCGATCCGCGATCTCAAGAAAGATGAAAAGTATGAAAAGGACCAGCTTGAGTTCTTTGAAAAAGTCATTGATGTAATCAAAGGCACCTTCACCAAAGATTTTGAATTTCAATTCCTTGGCAAGACCTATACCGAGCGGAAAAAAGCGGAAGAGGCAATCGCCAATCAACCTATCCCAACCAGTAAGGATGACGGCAAGATCCTTGGAAAATATGGCGACAACATCACCCTTCGCCTCAAATGGGATTCTGGAAGCAATCAGCCGATCCAATGGAGAATTGAGATAGCTCTCCCAAATGGAGCCAGGCACGAAATGACACTTGGAGCTCAAAGCCTCGGATCGTTGGAAGGATCCATGCGCGGCCTGATGAGGAACGTCTCAAACAGGCAAGAGAGATTCGGCGATTTCGCCAAGTCGATCGCCTCGCTTGAGGAAATGCTTGGAAAAGAATTTACCCGCCAGCCGGAATTGGATTCCAAGAAAAAGGCGCTTTTGCAGATCCTCACCGAATTATCACAATCACCGTTCCCGGCACCATCATGGCTCCGTAATGGAGCTCCGGCTGGATCCTTAGTTTATGTCGATGGGGAAGCCCGCGACGTCGAGGCACACCGCTGGGACAAAACAGGCTACTGGATATTACTGGAAAGTGAAAACGGCGGATTAGTCCCGGTCGATTACAGGAAGGTTATGGATGAAGCCGGGAATAGGCTCTTTGAAGATCATCCATTTGAAGCACCACCTGACAGCAAGGAGCTTACCGAGGAAGAGATTCGCGGAGTTCTTGGAGGCGAGTTTTTCCTTGCGAGCCCGGATGATACCTCGGCGAGCGGTGATGGATGGTTTATTTCCGGCCTTTTCCGCGATGTTGGCAAATGGCGGATATACAACTCAGATGGAGATATTCTCGGCGAAGGAGAATCAGCAGGAGAAGCCTACAAGGCCTATCTCGCTGAAACCACTGAAACCAAGCCAGAGGAAAAAGAAGTCGAAGAGTCACAATACGACCTCGCTGGATTCATCCAGGACGCGCGCCAGGGCTCGAAAGGCTCACCGCAGCGGATCAAACTCCGTCGCCAGCTCGAAGGCCTGGAGAAAGCGCTTACTCGCTTTGACGAGCAGTTTGAGGGGCAACTCCTAACTCCGCGCCAAGAGATGATTAAAGATCAGATCAGGGAAGCGGAGGAAGAGCTGGAAGAACTCAAAAGACGCCCAGGATTGGACTACAAGGAATACGACAAACTTCACGCAGTTCAGAGCAAAAAACTCGAAGGGCTCGATAAAAAACTAAGGTCTGGATCTGGACGTGAAAACCTAGTGAACAAAATTAAAGAGGTTCGCAAGAAGCTGACCGATATGGAGGAAGAGGCAATGAGCCAAACTCAATCCACGTTGATTCCTTACGGATTTACCAAGCGCGAAGATGGCGGCCTGGAAACGGCCGATCTCTACGATTTGCCCATCGAAGCCAACCCGGTGGAACTGGCCAAGCATTTAGGCAAAATCTATTTCACCGTGCTCATCAGCGATCCTGAAACTTATGTATTGCGTCCAAATTATTTTGAAACAAAAAAAGATGCTGAAGAGGCTAGAGCGAACGATCAAATTGTTATTGAGCAAAGGCGAGAAGAAGCTTTCCAGATGATCAAAGCAATAAACGAAGAGCTTTTTGGAAAAAGACTGGAAAATGCCGATCTGTCCGACGAGATGCCGGAATTCTATTCCCAGCTATCGCGCACGATTACCGAAAAAATGCCGAAAACGGCAACGCCTATGCAGGTGCTTCAGATTGCCAAAGCCGGAGCCAAGGCTGACGAAATCAAGTGGAGCGGACTTATTCCCTGGTTGCAAGGCAAAGAAAAGGTTTCCAAGGACGACGTGCTTAACTGGCTTGCCACTGAGGGATCAGTGAAATTCAAAGAAGTCACAATGGGACGCTCTGAAAACCAAGCCAGAATAGCCGAGCTCACAGCGCAAATCGAAGCTAGAGGATATGAACTTCAAGAAGAATACGGAGAATACATCATATTTAACGTCGAAGAGGATGAAGACATTACTTACGATGATCTACCTGAAGACCTCCAGCCATTGTTCGATGAAATACAAGAGCTCACAGGAGATGAGCAAGAGCTTGGAGTGAATGACGCTACCAAATACGCCCAATACCAGCTTCCCGGCGGAGAAAACTACCGCGAGGTTGTGCTGGCAATGCCAGGAGGCAGCCAGAAGTCGCAAAAGCAGCTTTTGGAAGATGCAGGCTTCACTTTTGAGCAATACGGCAACAACTGGTACGTTCAGGACCCAGAAGGAGGCGTTGTATCGGAAGGTGCCACGCTTGAGCGAGCCATTGAAATGACTGAATACGCTCCAATAGAGCAAGGCAGCATAGATTATAGATCTACGCATTTTCCTGACGTCCCGAACTACGTCGCCCACATGAGGCTTAACGAGCGCTCGCTTCCCGGCAAAGGTTACACTGTCCGGAATACCAAGAGCGGAAGAACAGGTCCGGTGTTTGCTACCCTTGGGGAAGCGGAAGCTGATATGAAGCAATACCCCGCTACTTATTCACTGGAGATCAAAGAAGTGAATCGGGATGAAAAAGGCCTTTTTATCGAAGAGATCCAAAGCGATCGCCACCAGGCGGGACGGAAGAAGGGTTACAAGGGAGATTTTCCTGAAAACGTCTTGAAGGCCGCTATCGCCGGAGGAATGACCGAAGCAGCCGCCCGTGCCGACATTGATCATTTATTGGAAGAGCCATTATCCACAGCAGCCCGCCCGACAGGCGATCAGTGGAAAAGATTAAGCGACGCGGTTGGATCCGATGTCGATTTGAACGAAGTCTTCCATGACAAAAGAGAGGAAGGAATCGCCGACGCACCATTTCGCACAAGCTGGCCGCTCCAGATGTTCAAGCGCGCTTTGCGCGACGCGGTGAGATCCGGCAAGGATTGGATCGGCTGGACGACCGGAGAAACGCAGAACGATAGATACAACCTATCAAACCACATTAAGTCTATTGACTGGGTAACGAGCAAGAATAGCATAAATCGAGATGTATTTATTGAACCCATAGGTCAAAACGGGTTCACATTCTTCGTTAAACCTGACGGAACAGTTATCAATAATTCAGGGGAATCAGCAGCAGGAATTGTCCCCGATGGTTCCCGCTTGGATGAAGTAATAGGGAAAGATGTAGCTGATCTAATACTAAGCCGTGAATCTGGGGAATTGAGTGGGGAAGGGCTTAATATAGGAGGGAAAGGAATGAAAGGCTTCTATGACACCATGCTTCCGAAGGAAATCGGCAAGTATGTCAAACAGTGGGGAGCCAAGGTCGAGAAAGCTAAACTTTCCGAAGCTTCCGAGGGAATGTATATTCTCGACGCGGAAGACATTGGAGCCGACGTGGACTCAAAACAAGAGGTTATTATTCGCCATCGTGTCACTTTGGAAGGAATTGCCGATTTTGAGTCAATCAGAGCGGCCGAGGATTGGCTTGAGAAGAACGATCCAACAGTTCGAGACTTCTGGAAAATCACCATTACTCCAGAGCTTCGCAAGGCCGTAGGAGCAGGCCAGGCGCTTTACAACGCCCCGCTGGAAGACGATCTCGGCGAAATGGGAACCCTGGAAGAGCGTGAAGAGATCCGCAAGCAGCAAGCTGCGTTCAAGGAAGAAGGCAAAGTTGTTGGCCGTCCAGATCTGGCTAACCCAGGCATGAGCGAGGAAACTCGTGATTTGTTCGACGAGGAAGACGAGATCCGCAAACTTTACGCCAACCGAGAAACCTGGGCACAATGGAACAAAGCCGGGGAAAAACTTGCTAATGAAGACGAAGATAAAGTTGTCAGAACATGGCTGGCCGCCGCATTGCAGGCCGACAAAGCCGCCGACGCAGGTGGAGTTGAGTTTGACGCCCAACAGCTCAATCCGGAGCTCGTGGTAGCAATTCGCATCATCATGGAGCGCCGTGCCAAGCAGGCCGGGGGAGATCCAGCCAAACTCGCCAAGGTTGCAATCCTCCGCAACGCCTACCGCTCCGCCCGCGCCAACATCGCGCGAGTGATGGCAGCCGGGGTGGACACCCTCAAAAAGCCAGAGCAGCGCCACAGAGAGCAGCTTGTGAACCTGATCACCACTCTTCCTGAAAAGGACATGAGGAACATCGAAGAGCGCTTTGGCAGCGGCACCAAAGAGCAGCAGGCAGCCAAAGAGCAGGAGATCGAGAAGCAAACCGTGGATCAGATCAAACGCATCGAGAAAGAGCTCGCCAAGATGGGAGTGACTATCGACGAGGTATTAAACGGCGAAGCTTTCCTTTCACTGAGTCAGAACCGGATCATCCGGAACATCACCGACAAGATGGACAACGCGAGCCGCCTGGCCGTGAAGCTCATGCAGCAAGGTAACGGTTTCGACGCGATCCGACGCAAAACAGGCCTTCCGGATGCCAAGATCGAAAAGATCCGGGCAGACCTTTACAAAAAGCTCGAAGAGAAGATCCGCGCCAAGGTTGAGGCTGGCATGACCCTGGAGGACATGAAAGACCAGATGAAGGGAGCGCTTGAGTCAGCAGCCCTAAGTGGACTTACTCCGGAGCAGGTCCAAGCCGAGATTGATCGTATCATTTCAGTTGGATTCGGTATTCCACAATCGCTTCAGAAGAAGTCAGGGATCCCGACCGCCAAGAAAGTGCCGAAGAAGATCGAAGACGATGAGGATTCACTGGAGGCCGGAGCCAACCGGATCGCGCAACGCTGGATCGATCGCCTTGCAATTAGCCAGTCAGACACCCTCGCTTGGAAGACAGCAGGCAAAGAGGACGAGCTCAACAAGTTGATTAGAGCCCACCTGGCCAAGCCCGTGCCGAATTTCGCCCGTATCGCTCAATCGCTGGGCGCGACGGCCGAACAGGCGCGAATCCTTGACGCGGAAGCCGCCACCGAGCGCGGCCGCAAAGCAGCGATCCGCGAATGGAAGAAGCAAAACCCTACCAAGCGCAAACCAAAGACCCTGGAACCCAAAAAGGCCTATGAGGTTGATTGGAACCGCCCAGAGTTCAGCGAAGGGTTGGAGGATTACGCTTTTACCACCACCGAGCGCACCGACCTCATGGAACGGGTTGTTGAGCTCCGCTTGCTTACCGGTATCACCGGAACCGTGGAATCCCTCACAGGCAAGGATCGGGTCAAAGGCGATAAGCTCATCGAAGAAATGAACGTGATCTTGGCCAAATACAAGACCGACGCCCTGGAGATGGCACAAGGCAAGATGAAGGCCGCCAACTACCGTTTCGACATCAACGACCGCCGCCACGTCGCAATCATCGCCCGCACCATCGCCGCCATTAACGCGAGCGCCATCGAAAAGGTTCAGGAATACTACTATTCGTCGATTCTTTCCGGCCTCCAGACGATGATCGTCAACGCCACTGGCATCGTCAACAGCACCTACCAGGCCGTTGTAGATCGAGGATTCGAGACAATGCTTAACTCAGTGATCGGCAACAAGGACAACGCAAGCCTTGGGGAATACCAATACCTAATGAAAGCACTTCGTCCAGGTTGGGCGCGCGCCTGGTCAAACGCTATTTCGACCTGGAATACCGAGATTCCATTCTTCGAAGAAGACATCTTGAACCGTCCACCGGATTTCCAACGGATTGCAGAAGCAGGATCCAGCTATCGACCTGGCAGCATTGCCGGAGTGAAAGGCAGGATTATTCGCACCCCGTCGCGCATCCTGATGGCAACTGACGACTTCCTCAACACCCTCCGGGCCTCGGCCGAGGTTGGCGCTATGGCTTTCCGGATGGCCAAGAAAAAAGGAATGACACCGGGCACCGAAGAGTTTGCGCGCTTCCTGCAACTGGAAGTAAATACCCCCGGAAGCATTTCCTGGCAAATGGCAGCCGATCGAGCCCTGAAAGGATCTTTCAACGCTCCGCTTCCCGGCCAACCATCCACCGTGCAGCAATCGAAGAAAAAGAGCGAAAACGTGGTTCCAGTGAGAACCGCAATGGATTTCGTAGGTTTCAGCCTTGGAAAAATCCAGAAAGCGCTTACTCCGGTTGAGCTTGAAAATAGCACAACGGCGACACTGAAAACGCTAACTCGGATGCTCTTCATCCCGTTCATCCGTGTTCCGTTTAACATCATGCAGCAAGGCATCGAGCGCACCGTCAATCCGCTCAGTATTCTCGATATGTCGATTCTGATCGGTTCCAATCTCCGCGTAAAAAACGGCAAGTTCACTCTTAATGCCGACGGAGGCAAAGAGCGCCTGATCGAATACGCCTCCAAACAAATGCAAGGTGTTGTGCTCCTGGCCGTGCTGGCAGCTCTCGGAGAGGGAGACGACGACGACTTGGAGAAAACCATCCTTATCACCGGATCCCGGCCTTACAAGGACACAAAAAAAGGTGAGCGCGAGCTTGGCTACCGCATGGGCTTAGGTCCCTACACGATCTCCATCAAGATGCCTGGCGGAAAACGGCTTTCGGTTAGTTACGGCCGTATCGAGCCATTCGCCACAATGATGGGAGGCACGGTTGACACCCTCAAAGCGGTAAAACTTCGCACTTCTGGCAAGATTGGCACCGGGGAAATGGTTGGCAAGGCACTTTCCGGCCTCACTTCCCAGATCAACGAAAAAACTTCGCTGCGCGGAGCCGCCGATATGCTGGAGATTCTCAGCGGTGAAGGCGCTATCGATAAGTTTGCGGCCGATCGCCTTTCGGTGATCATGCCAAACTTTGTGAAGCAAGCTCTCCGCGAATCCGATCCGCTTTTCCGCGAAAGACCGACCGAGTTCAAGGATATGCTGATTGCTGCAACCTTCCCATCCGGAGAAATCACCGGGCTTCCCGCAAAAGTAAATCTTTACGGCCAGGATCAGGAAAAGCCAGGTAAGACCGCTTTAGGCCGGATTTTTGATCCTACCGACACCACCGTTTATGGCGCGTCAGAAAAAACCGACAAGATGCTCTACAACTGGATTCGCCAGAATCCAAACGCAGACCTAGTGGCACCATCTAGCGCTGGAAAAACTTACACCGATCCTATCACAAAAGAAAAATCAGTGACAATGAGCGCCGATCAATACTCCAAATTTGTAAAAGTGGCTGGAGATAGAATTAAATCACAAGTAAAAAGAACGCCTTTCAACATCGACAACCCAACCGAAATGGATATTAAACGCTTCAGAGAAATTGTTTCTGATTCTCGCGAAATAGCCAAACGTGTTCTTGTGATGCAGGAAGCCTGGAGAAACCTCAAATAAGAAAATACAGTAATGGACGACCAACTCGACAGAATCTCAGCACAGGCACAGCATATTCCACTGGAGGACGATGGGGAATCACCGTTGATGCCATTCCCTACCAATTACGTCTTAAACCGCACCCAGGAGGCGGAATTGATCAATCATGCTTTTGATCGACTTCAGCAGCTTGAAAGCGAGCTTGGCCGGGATATAGCCGGAGCCGGAGACTGGTGGATGAACGATACGGCCGCAACTGGAGAATATCGCGATCCTGAAGGCGGAGTTCCAACCGAGCGCACCTTCTTAGGAAAGCGCAGGCTCTACGATTTGGTTTCACAAAACAACGTGGAGCACCGTGCCTACATCCTGGGAGGCATTTTCGCCGAATCCAACCTTGTTGTGCCGATTGCCCGCAAAATTGCCCGTCAAATGGTTGCCCGTGCCGTCAATTACTTCTTTGGCACCGATCCTTGGTTTAGTATTTACCCGGTAGGAGCCGCCGACCGGATCAGGGCCGACAAAGCAGACAGATACACCCGTTGGAAAATGGATCAAGCCAAGCTCAAAAGATCACAAGAGCAGGCTATTGAGCGCGCTTTCACGCTTGGGGAAGCGGTAGTGAAAACCACCTGGGCAAACCGGGAGCAATACTACAAAACCACAGCTACCGTGCTTGTGGACGAGGCCGGGGCCGACATTCTTGGCCTTGATGGTGATTTCATTCTCGAAACCGACTTGTGGATCCAGCAAGTGATTCAAGATCCAATGACCGGAGAGCAAATGATGGGAAATGTAATGGTATTGAAGCGAGACGGACAGACTCCGCAGCCGCAAAACATGATCTGGCAAGAAAAACCGATTACCCGCCGCATCACCCAATACAAAGGACCAGAAGCAAAAACGATCCATTATCTCGACTTCCTTTGCCCACTCGACGCGGAAGATGTGCAGACCGCCGATTGCGTTGTGCACCTCTACGACCAGGCCGTAATGGATTTGGCGGACCAATGGAGAAAACAAACCGAACAATCTGCAACAGCGATGCAGCACTATGGCGACGTGCAAAAAGCGATCAACCTGATCAGCGAGCTTGCTCATTCCACCCCGGAGCCCGAAAGCGGCCAGAACACGGCCGACAGCAACATGGGAAGCGGCAGCGCTTTCAACCGTGGCGACCGCACCGCACCGCTGGCAAAGATCGCAGAATTTCACCTCCGCTACGACGCCGACGGCGACGGCCTGCTTGAAGACATCATGCTGATTGTCGATCGCAAGACCCGCACCCCGATTTTCTATGATTACGTTGCCAACGTCACTCCTGACGGTTTGCGGCCGTTTTCGGTAACACGAGTCAACGAAGTTCCCGGCCGTTGGTATGGTATCGGCACAATGGAGATGTTCGAATCCTCCCAGCAGATTGTCGATCTACTGGTCAACCGCTGGAACTTTGCCCAATCGCGCGCAGCCCGCGTGGATTTCTGGAACCCTCACAACACTTTGGAAGGCCGAGCCAACTCCGGCCTGGCGCTGAATTGGGGAGGCACCTACACCCCGCTTCCTGGCAAGTCAGCCAAAGATTGTTTGGAGTCGGTTTATCTGGAAAACAACACGAAGGACAATATCAAGGAGCTCACCGAGTTCTTCCTTCAGCTCATGGTAACGGAATCCGGAGTAAACAACGCCAACGACGGCCAGGCCGTGGGTATGGATTCACAGAAACTTGCCACTGGCATCAGGAACATCGAGAAAAGCGGCCAGGAGCTTTTCAGCTTGTATCTCGGCCACTTGGAACCAGGCGTCTCGGGCACCCTTCAAAAGATGGTTCGACTTCTTTTCGCCAACTTGGACAAGATGGAGGTTTATCGCTACTTCGAAGAAGGCGAAGGCGGAGAAGGTGCCGAGGAAATGCTTCAAATTGATCCGGGCGAGATCGCCGACATGGAAATCGATACCAGGATCCTACTCACTCGCTACCGTGGCGAGCAGATCCTCGAAAGCTCGGTAAGAGCCGTGGAGTTGGTGGAGCGTTTTTATGCGATGGCACCGGAGATCCAAGAGCGCACCCAAAAGCTCTTCCAGGATATGCTCAAAGCCTTGCAAGTTTCCGCCGTGGATGAAATCATCCAGCCGACCGTTATCCAGGCACCGCCAGCAGGTATGCCAAACGCGACGCAAGTAGCACAGGCCGCCAAGCCTAAGCCCCGGCAAGGAGCTCCTAATTTATGAACACAATACGACCCGCACAACAAAAACAATCCGACGAGGTATTAAAAAGAGCCGCAGAAGCGGTAAGCAGTATTGATCAGCTCATGCGCTCACCTGAATTTCAGGAGTTTATGCAATACTTTCAAGAACGAGCTGATTTACTGGCCGACGAAATACTTCACAATGACGCATTGATTGAAAAAGAGCGCGAAGCCAAAAGAAATCACCGTTTAGGCATTTTGGAAGTTCTCAGATGGCCAGTTGATCATCGTAACGCGCAATGCAACGTATTAGCCGCATCAGGAAGATTTCCTGGCGACGGAACAGAATACGGGTTGTAAGCCGATTTTACTCGTCAGCCACATCAAGCGGAGCGCCAGATTCAGTAACAACTTGAAACGTGTAACTGCGGGTAAATAGTCCCGGCGAAGTTTCCACGTTGGTTCCGCGACTAATTGTGATCCGAGAGGGGCGATCGGCAATTGCAAGGCCGTTATACCAAGCGTAAAATTGCTCCAAGAAAGCGTAAATGATTTTCCGGGAGTCTCCGGTTGCTGCGTCAGCTTCAGCGGCCGTCAATTCAGGAAGATCCGCGATAGGAAGCGTAATATCGGTTCCATCTTCAGTCCAGCCTGGGAATAGTGCGGTAGGGATTGGGTCAAATGCCATAATTTTTTATTGGTTGTTACGACCGCAAATTACTGAGTAAGTCGTAATTTGGCGAGAAAAATCATAAACGGTTAGTCAAACTAGAGCTTTGCGCCGTTGTCAGTATCCCAAACAGGCACGGCTGGATTGTCCTTGGCATATGGCCACCAGACCTGCGGTTCATGGATGAAATCGGTGCCTGTCTCATTAATCGATCCAAGCGCATCGAAGTAGACCGGACAAGTTGCATCTCCCGTTGCGAGTCTCAAGATGTAGTTTGAAATCAAGACTGCCCGAGAGCTAAAATCACCGGCTCCGCCCTGAGAGTTATAAATGTTGGTGCTGCCTCCAAACGGAACGATGCCATAATCGAACCAATACATCTCGATCTCTAGAAAGAACTGATTAGTTGGAGCATATAGACCATCTGCCGGATCTGCTTTGACGACTGCCACACGCTTTCCTCGGTAGACTTTTGCATAGACTCCAAGTCCCGTGTCGCCCCACCATTCAGGATCTCCTCCTTGGATGCTGTTTGGGTCATCTTGTTCATAGGAAAACGCATCGACGTGATCTGGGTCATTCCACGCATCCTTCCACATCCCGTTCTCGTTGTCTGCAATATCGCTGTAATAGTTGCCGATACCTGCATCGTATGTCGCGCCGTTGTATGGGTATGCGTCAAGGATTG